CTGGTCTTAAGCGATTCAAAACATACTCGCATTACTTCGTGCGAGGCACTATGGGTATTCTGGAACCAATCCCCTTTAGTTCAGTACACAAAAGAGACTTTAAAAGAGCTCTTATGTAGGCTAAGAATTCCGACCTTAGCCGGTTGTACTGGATAACTATCTTTAACGTTCACAGGCTTTTTAAGCTGCGACCCGTTTTAGATGTTTCCACCATAACTAGTGGATTTAAAGGTAGTCTACTTGGTTTGGCTAGGTATAGTCAGGCCTTGTACAGGGTTACACAATCATTCAGATCTAAATTTAATTTAGATCAAAACTGGAGTGCCAAATGGAAATGGCACATAAGTGGAGCATCAGGTCCAAATGGATCTGTTGCATACACCCGGTATTTGGATGATCTATACGCTATACGCCAAGAAGGACTATATTGGAAGATTTGTCTACTTCTTTATAGTTTACCTCTAAGTAATAAGAGGGAAACCTTCGAAGCGTTGAAGGACGCAGTATTTCAGTCATGGAGACAGAAATACAGTGATAAACAACCTATCCATTCAAGGCTTGCCTTTCTTAGTGATAAGGCTGGCAAGACGAGGGTGGTTGCCTTAGTAGACATACTAAGTCAAAGTTGTTTAAAAGTGGTCCATCAAAGGTGTAATCGCATTTTGCGGCGTCTTAAAACAGACGGTACCTTTGATCAAGATAAGCAACGTTTGAGGGTCAAGAGATGGTCTGAAGACAGAGTCTTCCTTTCATCAATTGACCTTTCAGCCGCTACCGATCGATTGCCGGTACTATACCAAGTACTTGTACTCATTGGAACGCGCGTGCTTTCGCCTTTACAAGCGATAGCATGGTTGCTTGTCACAACGAAAAGAACTTTTACCTTCTATGAAGGAAAAGTTCCGAAGTACATAAGGTACAAAGTGGGCCAACCTATGGGAGCGTTATCGAGCTGGCCAGTAATGGCGATCTCGCATCACGTTCTTGTATGGTGGGCTTATAAGCTTGCTTATCCTAACAAAGACCCTCGGTATTTTAAGGGTTATTGTATACTAGGTGATGACCTAGTTATTAAGGATAAGAATACAAGCGAAATGTACCTGAGATTGATATCCGCTCTTGGAGTGGATTACAGTCCAGAAAAATCTATATTTCGGAAAGGTCTAGCAGAATTTGCTAAATCGCAATTTTTGCGTGGAAGGGATTTGACACCCTTTCCTTTAGGAGTTTTCGGATTTATGGAAAAACACTTTGTATCGAATATACAGGTATTGTTAGCGGAGTGTAGTAAGAGACATCTTACTACTCAACTCTCTACCATTGTGGGCTTTTCACCCGCTCGGTGGAGAACGCTAGCTACATATACCGCGTTGTCTCCACTAAGTCCAAAGTCTGTCCTTGATGTACAGTCAAGGAAAGATGATTGGATTTTCTTTTCCTTCCTGTTAATAGAAAGGATCAGGTACTTCTCACACTTGAAGACTGTGAGAAATAGTACCCATGCCTTTCATATTAATGATCCAGGGGAGTCTGGGAAGAAATTGGCTTCGCCATTTCTCCAGATTGGAACGGATAATGGTGAACGTTATCCGGTCCGTAGGCTCAGGGATACCAAGCGGTTGGTTGATCCTGTTCCTATCCTTGGAAAAGGTTGGATTGCGTATTGTTCATTGTCCTGGCCCAATGGTTTACCGTCATTGGATGATAAAACATTGGTTCCTGGTCCAACTTATGCAGAAGAATTCGATGATCAAATAGTTAGATCATCTCTGCTTAGGTTAAACAAGATTTTGCCTGGTTACTTCACAGTACGCTGTGTTGGTGCTCAGGTAGGTGAGTAGTCGTATGATCCGGCGGGGTAATGCCGGGAAGGTCGGCCCTTAGTAAGGCTGCTCCTTGACTTATCA